CAATTACGCTCCCTGGAATAAATCTACTTCCGGCTGCTCTGCTTGCGCATCTGCTAACCACTTCTTAGCGGTCGGTTCGTCCAGCTTGTAATTGCGCATGAGGAAAGTTACTTTAGGCATTGCACTCATGCCAACCGTCTGGCCATCCTGAGAAAACTGTTTGTCCCTGTCAGTAATGAGCGAATCATCAAAGTCGTATTCTTCTTTGTAGGCACCACCGGGAACAAGTCCCTCTATATCGCACCATGCGGACATTGCATAGAGCAGATCACTGATGGCTTTCTTGACAGACTTTTGGGTATCAACAATCGTGGCCGCGCTTCTCTGTTTTGACGAAAGGATCTCTGTTGCCGTTTTATCAACTGTCTCAGGATCGGAGAGTGTGCCGTAAGCCAAACCGCATAAAAACTCTACACGCTTCAAAATGCTGTTTAGACCGGCGTTGATAGCTGCCTCTCTGAATTCAGGCGACCATTCGTCAAACAGTCCTTTGGTCTCTCCAATGTTAGCGGTTGATGCCAAAGTACGAATATAGTCCTCGTCCTTTGGAAGATAAGGGTTGTTGTCATCGTCACGTTTTATTGCCAGCTCGTTGACGTACATTTTGCGCTTGCCGGATCGAAACTCCCAGACAAGGTTAGTGTAAATGTCGTCCGCGTCCTCCAACTGTGTAACCGCTCTTGCAAAGCACGAGGGGCCTAACGGTGAATCGGGGTCGTTCGTGTTGGCAGCCGGGTAGCGGAAATAGGCAAATAGTGGTCTATCGATTAGTTCGATTAGAGCCTCTTCTTCCAGACCCGCCCAATCCGGCACAGTGGTCAACGCAACCTTACTGCCTAATTGATCAATACTGGTACTCTTGAATGCGGCATTTTTCACAACACATTTATTGTCAAAGAAGTTGTGGTACTCAAATCTTGTGTACCAGGCGTCACCGATCTTGCGGCGGTCTGCAAACACACAGGAAGTTATATTGCCTGACGAATCATAAGCCACCGGGTAGAACGAATTGGCACCGATAAAGTCAACCGCTATCATGCCGTTCTTTGGATAAGGTTTCATCATCAACCCCCCAAGAGCGCAACCTAATTCAACTTTTTCCCGCAACCTTGCAAGGATCGGCTCCAACTGTAGTTTGAGATAATCGGCCCTTGCGCTGCCCTCGACTTTGACTGACATTTCAATAGTGACCGATCTGGCGATTTCGGAGGCAATTGTTGCACCCAAGTTCAATGAGTGCATCTTTGTAGTTAACCATGGCGATTTATTTTGATAGATAAGGCTCCATGTTTTTAGAGCCTCAGTCATGATATTTGATACGTCTATTTCAACGCCTAATGCAGTTTTTATAGTGTCTTTGGTAAACATTTTTGACCACCAATCTTTTATCCAGGTTAGAAGTGACATATTTTACCTTCCAGGTTGCCGCCACTGTAAATTCTGCGAATATCTTACGGCCGCAATTGCATCATCTTTTTCTTTGGGATACGCTTCGATAATTTCACCGTCTTTGGTTCTCTCGTATGCGTAATCGGTAAATTCCTCTGTTGAGTAAGGGCAACGTTTGGGATCGATGACAATCTTTACCAATGACTGCAACCACTTTATCGAATACTTGACCGACCCCGGCCCCTTTTCCGCTCCGATAACTCTTGCTCCATAGTCTCTGTAATCGGCAATACTTTTATTGTCCTCGGAGTCTGCTATGAGTAAATCATTTTTATTATAACCACTTTCAAGGATGGCTTGATACATGACTTCGTTCGATGCTTTCCAACGCCGGCATTCTCCAAAGATAAACAGTGTATGTTTGGCAGAGTTGTAATGTGTCTTCGAATAGTGGGCCGGATGAGGATAATATCCAAAGTCCAAGCCGTCACTGACATCATCGAATTGTTTGATTTCAGCATCGGTTATAGCTCTGATTTCAAGGTTCTCGAATACCATGTCGCCCAGGCCGTTGACTTCTCCCAGGTACTCATGCTCATACGCCTTCGGGTTGATCTCTTTCAGATATTCAGCATCATCTAGGAATATCTTACCTAACCATTCACGAGGTACTGTGCGATAATCCGATTTATGCAGGAAACGCCCCTCTTTGGGTAATATGGCAATTTTGTTTACCCAGTTGCCGGACGTTCTCGGGGGGTTCCAGGTTTTGAATATGATTGCGCTATCTGTGCCTCTGATTGCGCTCTGGGTGATCGAACGGATAGCCTCTTCACCTCTGAACTCTGGAAGCTCTTCAAACCATAGGAACTTCACGTACCCAAAGGGCGGCCTGAATGATTTTAGCTTTAGGGGATCGTCCGCGCCCTTGAAATATATCTTTTGACCGGTTCCAATCCTGGTTATCTCTAACGGGTTGGAAGTCGTTTTGTACTTGTCTGATAACCCCAGATTCGCAATCGCAAAAACAAATGTGTCAAATACACTGGTTCTAAGGGTGTCAGCTACTTGCCTCATGGCGATGGCGTGAGCTTTAGGATCGTTTTCCAATCCTACAATAATCTCTTCTGCGGAGAATGTAGACTTTGTCGAACCGCGACCGCCATATAGTCCGAACTCTGAATACTTGCCGGATAGTATTGCACGGTGGACATTCAGAAAGTCCGGCGCGAGTAGTTCAGCAGGTAATGAAGTGCACGAACCTTCGGTGGATACATTTATTTCTGGTTGTTCTAGTCTTTGGTATCTTCCGAGTGTTTCAAGTGCGGCTCTTGCGTCGTGTAATTCGACCTCGACCCATTCATCTTCCCATGGTTCGGCGTTTTCGCCTTTACCTTCAATACGCCGCGTGCGTTTTGTTTTGATCTTCTTGATCAGATAAAAATACTCTTCGGCTTCTGGATCGCTAAAATCAAAATAACAAAATCCCTCACTCGTAATACGGATAAACTTAAATGTCGTAGCTCTTGCCATCGCCCCAAGCCTGGCTAATATTTCGCTCTTTGGCATAGCCTGTTCATCAAGCCTCTTTGAGATTTCAGCCTTGATGTTAACCTTTGCGACTAGCCTGGAAGCTAGTACCCGACTGGTTTCGTAATTGGTTTTTGGGTGTAACCGCCTATATGCTTCAGTTGCATTCATGTTGCAACGGAAGTACATATCTACAAAAGCAGCTTCTTTTAGCTCCCTTGCACTCTTATCAGGGCTTATTGTAGAGGGGATTTCTGGTAATTTCGTGCTTTTGGTTATTTGATCCACCTTCGGGCTGCTCTGCCTTTATACTTGATTGTAATACGGATTTCAACTGTTTCATAACTTCAATGTTTGCCCTAAGTTCGGCGTATCGCCCTGATACCCTGGCAAACTCGATCTGATAATTCAAAATCTCTTGACCGACGCGCTCCAGCATTTGCACCTTGCCACCGTAATCGAGAGATAGGATATCGGTCTCGGAAATGTCACTCATACCGTGGCTTCACCTTCATCGGCAACCTATCCCACCAGTCAAGGAACGCTTGCCCGTACCTGGCTTTCTGTCTGGCAAAGAACTCACACCGGTGTTCGTATCCATTGACGACCCCGGAAGCATGACATTGCCGGCAGACCATTTCGATGTTGTATGGATGATCATACTCGGGATGCTTCTTGGACCGGTGCACAAGGCAATGGTGCTTGTCTGTAGCTGGTCGGATGCCACAACATTCGCAGAGTTCATACACTTAATGCCTTTTTCACCATCCCAGATACACCGCGTTCGGCCGCCCATGCCTCAGTATAGGCCAGTCCATTAGACCGTAGCATCCGCTTGATCTTATTAGCTTCGCGCCTGTGGGACATTTTGTAGGACAGACATTTTGCTACGTCTCGCCCGAGTTTCCGATTCTTCTTACCGCCTTTTTGAGTGTCAGACATATTCCTCCATAAGTTTAGGGGGTGGGCATAACCAGTAAGCGACGTTCGGCGTCGACCGTATCCCAACCCCCGATTAAGTATACATCAAAAGACCCCTGATAGTCTAGGGGTCTCTGTTTATATCTACTCCACCCTAAGTTTTATGCCGTTAGCGCGGCAATGTTTGGCGGCTTTGAACGTGATCTCTGCCGCCAAGATATTTAGGCTTTATAAGCCTTTTGATTCAGGGGGGCTTTCAAACTTTTGTTTTCAGCTTCCAGCTTTTTGTTACTGGCCGTCAGCATGTCAACCTTGATGCCGAATACCAACAGCGCCGCGGCAATACCGGACATGAGCAGAGTAGCAAGGACACTGTCCTCCACCGGAATACCTGGCATGTAGAAGCGGATGGCAACCACGGCCGCCCCAACGATCAAAGCCCAAAATGTACCTTTTGTGAATAAACCCATTTCCGTTTTCTCCTTACTGAATAGTTGAATGAATATAACATAATTATACATCGAATTAGCTTATAGGCGTATCCTCATAAAGTTTCATAATGACATTTGCAATTGTGGAAAATAATATTGTAAGTGGCAGGTTCGCCCAAAGCAAAAACCACATCAAGTTGTCTGCGCCTACAATACTAAATACTCTGTATTGCAGATAAAACGATATTGCCAACGATAGCAATGCAATAATAAGTGAAACACAACCCCATGTAAGTTTTTTATTCATTTCATCCTCTCTCGTTTATGTTCAAATAGCGTAGGCATATTCGCCGCGGGCTTTCACAAATGCGGGATCAACGGGTAGATAGGCGGTCATGATTCGTCCTTTGCGAGACGGGCACGGTGGTCAACGAACCGCTTTAGCAGATTGCTGTATTCGCAATCACACGACTTATCATCATTGCGGTAATGTGCGCAGTGAAGATCGTGCGGTTGATCTACACAGGGTAGGAAATCCCCTAAGTCATCGATAAATCCATTCGCCTCTGCAAGTTTCGCCTTCAACCTGTTGTAATCTTTCGCCAACATTTCAATGTTACGATTGCCTGTTGTTTGCAATAATAAATCGGCGCGGGTCTTTTCAAGTTCGACCCATTTGTCCCGCTCTGACGTAACGGCGGATATGGCATCGGTAAGGGCGGTGCGGGCTATCGAAACATTTTCGGCGGCGCAACCAGTTTCATCTGGCCATTCATCATCAAGTGACAATTCAAATTTGTCAATCAATTCGTCAAAGTCGATCATTTTGCCCCCCATAGAATAGCGAGTAATAAGGATGTAAGGTGGATTAATTGGTCTATATAAATCTGGTAAAAATGTTCGTCATCTTTTGGCTGCTGGCTTTTCCAAGCGTCAGATGTGGTGTGCGTTGAAATTAAGAGAATGAATATCCACCCATTCCAACCCGCCATTATGTGACCCGTGATCCAAATCAACAAAGCCCATGTTAGGCAATGCACGAATAGCAGGAACGGTCTCTTGCCTTTGTTTTCCGCGATGAAATTGCCTTGCCAATGGAAGTCATACAGGAGATGCTCTAAAAGGATTGCGCAAAACAATACAAAATCGCTCATCTACTCACCTCCTTTGGGCGGGACAGGGAGAGGCATCCAATGGGTTACATCTTCAAAGGCATTCCCCATGACATTAACGAAACGTCCGTCATCAACACGTTTGGCAACATGCGACTGTTTCATTTTGTCATTCACAACAAACACGTACGTCCCCGTTTCCGGCAGTCTCTCCCCCACCGGTATCCACCGCGTAGCTTCCTGCAAGGCGCACGCCTGCCTGATCATCTCGCTCAATGTTCCGGTGTAGCCCGCATCCCGTAACTGCATTACCAGCGGGTCTATCACAGCGGCATTGTGGTTCTGGCTGGTCTCGGCATCGGCACGGAGGGCTAGAAGCTCGGAGGCCATGCTTTTGACAGTTTTATCAACGGCATCAATAGTTTCCATCCCTGCGAATAATTGAAGTTTCTCGTCACTAACTTTGTTTTCCATTCTTCCCTTCCTGTTGTTCAAAATAAAATAACCCATCAAAGCCGTGCCATTCGATCATCCTGTATTTTATGGCAACACGAAAGATATATACTTTTTCTAGTCTTTCTTTCATGGTGATTAATAATTGGCGGAATCTTTCAAGGGTTTCGGCTCTTTTATAATGGTTACACAATCTGCATGACGGCATAAGATTTTCTGCGGCGTTTGTTCCCATAATGTGCTTAGGGATTATGTGGTCGATTTGCATTGTTGATAAAGTAATTTCATTCCCACAATATCCGCAATGCCCATTATATTTTTCAAGAACCTTATTCCGATCAATTGCCATTCGGATTCCCTTCCTCTTTCAGGTATTTATCAGAT